GTGGCCGGGGTCTCGGCCACGCTGGTCGGGCTGCAGGCAGCGCTGGCCACGGTGCAGGATCGGTGGCGCTCCTACGAGGGGCAGCTCAAGAACACGCTCGGCACCACGACGCAGGCCCGCCAAGCCATCGACGCGCTCTTCAAAAGTGCCCAGGCGTCCGGCATCTCGTTCGACTCGACCGTCCAGTCCTTCAACCGGCTGGCACGCAACGCAACCGAGCTGGGCGCCAGCAACGACGAGATCCTCCAGCTCTCCTCGACCATCCAGAAGCTGGGCGTGGTCTCCGGGGCGAGCCAGGGCGAGATCGCGTCCGGCATGCTGCAGCTCTCGCAGGCGCTGGCCGCGGGCCGGCTGAACGGCGACGAGCTACGCTCGATCATGGAGAACATGCCGGCCCTGGCCAAGGCGATCGCCGACGGCCTGGGCGTCAGCGTGGGTGCTTTGCGCGCCATGGGCGCAGCCGGCGAGCTGACCGGCGACAAGGTCTTCCGCGCCCTGCTCAGCGGCTCGGAGGACGTCCAGAAGCAGTTCGAGGCGATGCCCGACACGACCGAGCGGGCGTTCCAGCGGGTTTCGGATAGCTGGTCGCAGATGCTCGCACGCATGGGCGAGAAGGCCAACAGCTCGGGCTTCATCCAGGCGATCTTGCGGGCGACCAACGGCCTGATCCAGGCGATGACGCCGGACCCGGGTGGCGTCCCGCCCGAGGTCGAGCGTTACCAGGAGCTGGAGGCAGAAAAGCGCCGCTTCGCCGACCTGCCCGGAATTGAGGGCGAGCGCAGGCGTGAGCGGATCGACGCGGAAATGCGCCAGCTTGAACCGCGGATTCGCGAGCTGCAGCGCCAACAGCAGAAGGAGACGGACGAGGCGAGGGCGGCCGAAGCGGCGCGACCGGCCATCTCGATCTTCTCACGCGGCACCAACGTGGCGAAGAACGTGCAGACGCCGTTCGGCACGCGTCGCGAGATCGAAGATCAGATCTTCCAGATCGAGAACGCGCTGATCGTCGCCGGCCAGCGCCGGACAGACAGTACCTTGCCGGCTGATCAGCGGCCCACCTCCAGGCAGGTCGAAGAGCTGGAGCGTGCGCTGGGATCGCTCAGGCAGAAGCTGCTCGACGCGGCCGGGGCCGTCGACAAGTTCGACAAGCAGGCCAATGACTTCGCAGAGCAGATGCGACGCGGCGGCGGCGGCGGCGGGATCGGCATCGTGGCCGAGGCGCAGGGTCTCGCCCGATCGAGCCGCCTCGAAGGCGGGAAGGCAGACACGCAGTCGCTGATCGCCCGGGTGGCGAACAGCCGGGCCGCGGCGACCGCGCCGGACATCCAGGCCCTGAACCGGCAGGCCACGCAGCAGCAGCGGCTCACCGACACGATCGGAAAGACCCGCGACGAGGTCGTCAACTTCCAGGTCGCCCAGGAGGCGCTCGACTGGCGCTTCCAGCAGTTCGGCACGGTCACAACGCCAGCGGTCGAGCAGGCGGTCAAGGACTACACGACAGCGCTGCGCGGCGCCAAGCAGGCCCAGAACGCGCTGGCCGACGCGCAGTTCGTGCAGGGCATGCGCGACCAGATGGCCGTGCTGATGGCGGGCAATCGTGTGCTGGCGCAGGGCGACTTCGCGGTCCGCCGGGCCGAGGCGGAGGAGCGCGCACGGCAGGCCGAGCGTGATCAGCCGGGCGCCGGGGGGCTGCAGCTCCGGCAGTTCGACGCGCAGGAGACGCGTTCGATCGTGCAGCGCCTGCAGGGCATGCGCGAGCAGCGCGCGCAGGACGAGGCTATGGCGGTCACTCCGGGCTACTGGGAGCAGCGGAGCCTGGAGCTGGAATTCCGCATCCGCGATGCGCAGCGTGGCGCGGCGCCCGACCGGGCGGCGGAGATCGAGCGGGAGATGCGGGCTGGCGAGGCCGTCAGGATTCGCCGCGCCGACGCGGAGGCCGTGCGGGGCGTGAACGAGAGCACCTCCCTGACCAGCGTCACGCTGCAGGCTGTGCAGAGTGGAGGAGGCTCCTTCGAGATCCGCCGCGCTCAAGCCGAGGCGCGGGCGCGGCAGGCGGAGGAGCGCAACCGGGGCATGTCCAGGGCGCTCGAACGGCAGTTCGTAACCCAGGAGCAGCTTTCAACCGAGCAGATGCTGCTCGACACGAGCACCGGCACGCAGAACGCCTTGGAGACGGCGCGTGACATCCGCTATCGCGTACCTGCGCGCAGGACAGCACTCAACCAGAGAATTCGATCTGCCCAGAAGAACGCGATGCCGGAGTTCGCGGAGCGCATCGATCAGACGATGCGGGCCGAAGACGAGGCGCAGCTCTCGGTTCAGCTTGCAGAGCAGGCGGTTTCGATGCGCGAGCAGGTCGAACTCCAAAAGCAACAGAGCTTGCTTATCGGCTTGGAGGGCGAGGAGCTTGCCGTCCATCAGGCGCTGATGACCAAGAACAACGAGCTGCTGCGCCAAGGCGTCTCGATTCGGAGCGCAGAGGGCCGGGAGCAGCTCAGGCTTGCCGAGGAGGTGGCGCGCGGCAGCTTCCGTCTGAACAAGGCGCAGGATGACGCCAGAGCCTGGGCCTCGATCTGGGACGATGCCGGCAAGGGAGTGGGGCAGTCGCTCTCGAACGCTTTTCTCGCGTCCTTCGATAAGAGCAAGAAGGCCGGCGACGTCCTTCGCCAGAGCCTGTCCGACACATTCAAGAAGATGTCGGCCGACATCTTGTCGCAGGCGCTGAAGCCACTGCAAGACGCGCTGGTCAACATCATCAAGCAGATCGGCACGTCGATCGCTGGCGGAATGATGGGAGGCGTTCCTCTGCCAGCCTATCCAGGCGCGGCCAATGGAGCGTTCTTCTCAGGCGGGCAGGCGAGCTTTGCCTATGGGGGCGTGGTCAACAGCCCGACCCTGTTCCGATTCGCCCAGGGCGGGGTGATGCGGCCGGGCCTGATGGGTGAGGCGGGGCCCGAGGCCATCATGCCGCTACGCCGTGGGCCGGACGGGCGGCTTGGCGTCTCGGCGGCCGGTGGCGGCGGCAGCCGGGGCGACACCTTCAACATTGCGGTCAACGTCGACGCCTCGGGAGCGCAGCGCCAGGGCGACGGCCAGGACGGCGATGCCGCCGACAATCGAGGGCAGCGGCTTGGCGAGGTGGTGGCATCGGCGGTACGGGCCGAGATCGTCCAGCAGCAGCGCCCGGGCGGGCTTCTGGCCAGGAGGTAAGACGACATGACGACCTTCATCTGGGCGCCCGACTGGCGGGCGCAGGAGCAGCGGCGGCCGCGGGTGCGCACCGCACAGTTCGGCGACGGCTACCAGCAGCGCTCGGCCGACGGCATCAACACCGACCCCAGGGTGTGGAACCTCACCTTCGGCAACCGCGACGACACCGAGGCGGCGGCTATCGAGGCCTTCCTCACCGCCCGCGGCAGCCTTGAGGCCTTCGACTGGACGCCGCCCAGGGGCAGCGCCGGCAAGTGGGTCTGCCCGCAATGGTCGTCCACGCTGGACACCTACGGCGCCACCACGATCGCCGCCACGTTCTCCGAGGTGTTCGAGCCGTGACCGTCACCATCACCGGGCAACTGCACAAGCTCGACGCCGGGGCCTGGGTCGACCTCTTCGCGCTTGACCTGACGCCGCTGTCGGCCGGGATCGTCCGCTTTCACGCCGGCACCAACGCGCTGCGCCAGCCTGTGATCTGGCAGGGCGAGACGTACCAGCCCTTCCCTATCCAGGTCGATGGCTTCGAGATGGACGGCTCGGGGCGGATGCCGCGGCCGCGCCTGCGCGTGGCCAACGTCTCGGGCGCCATCTCGGCGCTGGTGCGCCAGTACGAAGACTTCGTCGGCATGCGGCTGACCCGCAAGCGGACGATGGTGCGCTTCCTCGATGCGGTGAACTTCCCGGGCGGCACCAACGCCAGCGCGGATCCGCTGTCGCACCTGCCCGACGAGACCTACTTTGTCACCCAGAAGACCTCCGAGACCAAGCTCCTGGTGGAGTTCGAGCTGGGCTCGGCGCTCGACCTGCAGGGCGTCATGCTGCCGCGCCGGCAGATCGTCTCGGGCATCTGCGGCTGGCGCTACCGCGACCCCGGGACATGCGGCTACAGCGGCGGGCCGGTGGCCGACCGCTTCGATCAGCCGACGAGCAATCCGGCCGTCGACAACTGCTCGCGCACCCTGGCGGGGTGCAAGCTGCGCTTCGGCGTGGCCGCCGTGCTGCCGTTCGGCGGCTTCCCGGGCGCCGGTCAGGCCAGCCGATGACGTGGCAGGTCGAGGCCGAGCGGCATGCCGCCGCCGTGGCCCCTGCCGAGGCCTGTGGGCTGCTCGTGGTGCGCCGTGGGCGCCTGCGCTTCATGGCCTGCGACAACGCGGCGGACGAGCCCCTGGAGCGCTTCCAGATCGCGCCCGAGGCCTACGCCCTGGCCGAGGATGACGGCGAAGTGGTGGCCGTGGTGCACAGCCACCCGGGCGCATCGAGCGCGCCGTCGCCGGCCGACCTCGTGGCGCACCGGGCGTCCGGGCTTGACTGGTGGATCCTCGGCGCCGACGGATGGCGGCTGCTGCCGG